TGGCCTCCCAGGCCCCCGGGGCCGTCGCCGGGCTGGTGGACGTGGCCCTGGCCGCGCCGGTCGATGACCGGACCCGCGAGCAGATCGCCGCCTACGGCCGCTGGGCCAACCTGGCCGCCGAGGCTGCCGCCGGAGTCGGCCAGGCCATGACCGCCTCCGAGGGCGTCAGGCAGGCCGCCGGGACCGTCCAGGCCGTCAACAGGCTCGTGCAACAGGCACCCGTGGACGAGGCCGTCAAGGCCAAGGCCTCCGGCTGGGCCGACTGGGCCATGCTGGCCATCAGGGCGGCCGCGACCATCGCGCCGCTGGTGCTGTAGGGGGCCGGACGTGAGCCTCATGTCTCGCAAGCTGGCCGCCGGGGTGGTCGCCATCCTGCTCATCGCCCTCAACAACAGGCTGGGCCTGGGCCTGGACGCCGGACAACTGGACTGGATCGGGACGCTGGCCCTGTCCGTGATCGGCAGCCAGGGGGCCGTGGACGTGCTCAGGGGATGGAGGGACGGCCAATGCAACTCAGGAGCGGGAGGCAGGCCATGATCTCCGCGTCAGAGGTCTTGCCAGCCGTCGCATTGACCCTGAATCCGTTGCTCGTGGGCATCCTTGCCTGGATGCTCAAGCGTTGGATCGACCGGCTCGAGCATACCCTCATCGACTTTGGCCGACGTCAGACGGAGTGCCAGCTATCTTTGGCCAAGGTCTATCAGACCAAGGTCGAGGCCGATGACGACAGCCTGCGGCAGTGGGCTAAACTGGATGATCACAGTCAGCGCCTGGCTCGTGTTGAAACCAGGCTGAACGATGGGAGGGGGTAGCCTAATGGCCAAAGCCAAGCCTCCCGTCGGCAGGCCGTTCGCCAAGGGCAATCCCGGCCGCAAGCCGGGGTCAAAAAACAAGGTCACGGTCCTGCGCGAGGGTCTGATGGCGGCCCTCAATCTGGAGGGGGGCGTGGAGTACCTGCGCCAGCAGGCCAGGGAGCACCCCAAGGCGTTCCTGGCGGCCCTGGCCAGGGCCAACCCCGCGCAGTTGGAGATCGAGCACCGTGGGTCCATCGAGCACGAACACAAGCTTTGCTCGCGCTCCGAGGAGATCCTGGGCAAGCTGACCGGCCAGGAGTCCTGCGGTGAATAGGCTCCAGCGCGAGGCCCTGTACGCCGAGCTCTTCAAGACCTGTGGCCGGGACGGCTTCAAGGAGGCCGCCCGGCGCTTGTGCCTGACCGACCTGTACTTCCTGCTGACGAAGATATTGGGCCGGGCCGACATGGAGCGGGACTGGCTCCATGAGCGCTGCATTGAGGTCCAGGCCAGCCCCAACGGCCATTTGGACCTCTGGGCACGCGAGCACTACAAGTCGACCATCATCACGTTCGGGATGACCATCCAGGACATCCTGGCCCACCCCGAGATCACAGTAGGCATTTTCTCGTTCAACCGGCCCATCGCCAAGGCTTTCCTCCGCCAGATCAAGCGTGAGTTCGAGAGCAACGAGACCCTGCTGGAGCTCTTCCCGGATGTGCTCTGGGAGAACCCGCACCGGGACGCGCCCAAGTGGTCCGAGGACGAAGGTATCATCGTCCGGCGCAAGGGCAATCCGAAGGAAGCCACGGTGGAGGCCTGGGGACTGGTCGATGGCCAGCCCACGTCCAAGCACTACAGCCTGGTCATCTATGACGACGTGGTGACCAAGGACTCAGTTACCACCACGGACATGATCGCCAAAGTCACCGAGGCCTGGGAGCTTTCCCAGGCTCTGGGGAGCGACGGTGGGCACGCACGCTACATTGGCACCAGGTATCACGCCAACGACACGTACAAGACCATCCTGGACCGCAAGTCGGCCATACCCCGCATCTACCCGGCCACCGTGGACGGGAAAATGGACGGTGAGCCAGTACTGCTCTCGCGCGAGAACCTGGCCAAGAAGCGCCGCGACATGGGGCCGTACACATTCGGCTGCCAGATGCTTCAAGACCCGGTGGCGGACAAGGTCCAGGGGTTCAAAGAGTCCTGGTTGCGGTTCTGGAAGGGCGAGAAGACTGAGGGGCTCAATCTCTACATGATCGTCGATCCGGCCAGCGGGAAGAAGAAGGAAAACGACTACACCTGCGTGAAGATCATCGGCCTGGGCAGCGACAAAAACTACTACGTGGTGGCCATGGCAAGGGACCGCCTCAACCTGACCGAGCGCGGCCGACTGGTCATGCGCTGGCATCGCCGGTTCAAGCCCCGCGCCGTGGGCTACGAGCAGTACGGCCTTCAGGCCGATATTGAATTCGTCCGCTACCTCCAGGAGCAGGAGAACTACCGGTTCTCCGTGATCCCCCTGGGCGGGAAGCTCTCCAAGGAAGACCGCATCCGCAAGCTCATCCCTCTCTACGAGCAAGGCAAGATGTACCTGCCCGGGACCTACACCTACGTGGACCACGAGGGGACCTACCGGGACATGACCCGTGAGTTCGTGGAGCAGGAGTACAAGGCGTTCCCCGTGGCCATCCACGATGACATGCTGGACTGCCAGGCCCGCATCCTCGACCCCGACCTGGGGGCCGTCTTCCCGGACGAGTTTGCTGACGTGCGCGCGTCCACTCCTCAGCCGGTGCGCGCCTACAATCCGCTCGACGGCCTCCAGCAGCAGGCCGCCAGCTATGACATGTTCGGGGGTGTGAGATGAGCGGCGGCGGAGAGAACATGCTCGACATCGACCAAGTTGCCGACGTCACGTCCAGGATCAAGCCCCCGGCGTGGGCCACCCCGTTGCCATCCGGGCTGGTGGACTTCAGCCTGGACGAAGAAAAGTCGCGCGAGCTGGACAGGCATTACGCCCGGGAGTCGGCGATTGCCGTCCAGAAATTGATGGGGCCGACCCCCCAGGAGCAGACGCAAGAGGCCATGCGTCTCATCGTGCGTGAGAGCGGGGCCGGGCGCATCCCTGACCCGGACTACGACCTCATGCCCCGCGCCGCCGAGTCCTACCAGGGCGTGGACTACAAGGCCCTCGCCCTCCAACGGGCACGCGACTACGCGGATGACCTCGAACAGGACCTGAAGGCCAAGGGCCAGGACGCCTACTCCAAGGCCGAGCGCGAGCGGATCATCGCCAACAGGCAGGAGGAGGAGCTCAAGCGCCTGTCCGAGAGCAAGGCCACGGACGAAGATCGGGCCAGAGCCCGCGACGAGAGGCGCATGCGCCTGCTCCTTGGTCAGGTGAAGCTCAAGGCCGGGTCCAGCCTCCTCAGCGACGAAAAAACCAGCAGCGGCCCCACGCTGCTCACGGGGTAAGCCATGGGCGGAGGCGGGGGCGGCGACAACAGCGCCAGCATCCAGGCGCAGCAGATGCAGATGCTGGTCATGGCCATCCAGGGCGCGCAGGCACAGCAGGCCCAGGAACAGGCCGCCAAACAGGCGGCAGCAGAGCAAGCGCAGCGCGTGGAGAGCTACCGAGACCAGCAAGCCTCGTGGGAGCGGCAACTGGCCGATTCCAAGGCGGCCATGGATCAGGTGGTGGCCGACTCGAACTCCCGCGTGGACGAGATGCGCAAGGCCATGGAGGAGGAAGCCCGCCTCGCCCGGGAGGAAGCCGAGAGGCAGCGCTTGGCGGCAGAAGCGGCCGGGCGCGTTTCCGACATGAAAGAGGGCATGGCCGCCGATTTGACCGCCGAAGAAGACGAGCGCCTGCGCGTCAGGAAGCGCAGGGCCACGCTGCCAGGGTTCACCACCCTGCTCACCGGCGGCCAGGGCCTGACCACGACTCCGGACCTCGGGGTCAAAACCCTCCTGGGGCAGTAGATGAGCAGCAATCAGACTACCGAATTCCTCGCGCGCTTCAACGCGCTCAAGACCGAGCGGGAAGCGTCCTGGGATTCTCACTGGAAGGAGATCGTGCAGTACCTGCTGCCCGGTCGGGGCCGTTTCGCCGCTTCCGGCGACAAGCCCAACCGGGGCGAGAAGCGCAACGACAAAATCATCGACTCCCAGGGCACGCAGTCCCTGCGCATGATCGCGGCCGGCATGCACGGCGGCCTGACGCCGCTGTCCCGCCCCTGGTTCCGCCTCGGGACGGCTGATCCTGACCTGCAAAACGCGGCTGGCGTGCGCGACTGGCTGGCGTGGTGGGAACGGCGCATCCTTCAGGCCAAGGCCAAATCCAACTTCTACGAGTGCGCGGCCACGTTCTTCCTGGAGCTTCCCGGGTTCGGCACCGGCCTGCTCCTGGCTCTCGACGATGCACCCCTGGGCGTCCGCTACCACTGCGCCACCATCGGCGAATACTACCTCGGCACCAACTACAAGGGCCAGGTGGACACGCTGTACCGCCTCTTCTGGATGACGCCCAGGCAGATGGAGCAGCAGTTCGGCCGAGCCAAGATGTCCCAGGCCGCGCAGAACCTCCTGGAGAAGTCCCCCTTCGAACCCATCAAGGTCATCCACGGCATCGAGCCGAACATGGGGCGCGATCCGAGCAAGGCGGACGGGCGCAACAAGCCCTTCTCCTCCTACTACGTCGAGGAGGGGGCGGAGGACTTCCTGTCCGTGGGTGGGTTCGAGGAGCGGCCCTTCATGGCGGCCAGGTGGGACGTAGTGGGCAATGACGCCTACGGGCGCGGACCGGGCATGGATGTCCTGGGCGACGTGAAGATGCTACAGTCGATGTCCGAGGCCGCAATCTACGGCATCCAACTCCAGGTCAAGCCGCCTCAGCTGATTCCCTCGACCATCAAGGGTGTGCTGAACGACCTCCCCGGCGGCCGGACCTATTACGACGGCAACCCGGAGGGGATTCGACCATTGTTCCAGGTCAACCCCGACCTGAACGGCGTTCGGCAGTACCTCTTGGAGGTGGTCAAGCCGAACATCCGCGCCGGATTCTTCAACGACCTGTTCCTGACGGTCCAGAACCACCCGGACATGACGGCCACGGAGGTGGCCGAGAGGCACGCCGAAAAGCTGCTGCTGCTCGGCCCGGTCATCGAGCGCACGCAATCCGAGGTGCTGGACCCGGACATCCAGCGGACCTTCTCCATCCTGTTCCGCCAGATTCCGCCCGACCAGGCCCCGCCGATTCCGAAGGAGCTGATCGGGCAGGACATCAAGGTCGAGTACATCAGCCTGTTGGCCCAGGCCCAGAAGGCGGTGGGCACGGCGAGCATCAGCCAGTTCGTCTCCTTCGTGGGTGGCTTGGCCAAATTCAAACCGGAAGTCCTGGACAAGGCTGACTTCGACGCCGCCGTGGACGAATACGCCGAAGCCCAGGGCGTGCCGCCGAAGCTCCTGGTGACTGACGACCAGGTTGCCCAACTGCGACAGGGGCGCGCTCAAGCGCAGGCGCAGGCGATGCAGGCCGAGCAGCAGCGAGCCGACGCGCTGGCCATGACCCAGCAAGCCAAAGACCTGGGGAGCATCTCCAGCGAGGGCAATGTGATGGCCGACATGGCCGGGGCGGTGGCGCAATGAACGCGGAGACGTGGGACAACCGCTACCTGGGCAACTTGGACCAGGAGCGCAAGCAGGAAGCGGACGCGCTCATGAAGGCGGACGCCGATATCCAGCGGTGCTTTCGCAAGTCCTTCCTGGACGACGAAGACGCTCGCAAGGTCCTCATGGTCCTGGCCGGGCGTTCAAAGCTCCTGTCCACCACATTCACCGGCAACAGCGTCTCCTACCTCAACGAGGGCAAGCGGGACCTGGCGCTCTTCATCTTGGAAATGTGCGGCGTGCGCGACCTGTCCGCCGTCGCTCTCATCATGCAAGCGGCCTGCGAGGCCGAGGAGGAATTGAAACATGGCAGACCTCACGGCTCCTGACGCCACCCCGCAGGCTGACACCGGGACGGGCGCGGACAACGGCAGCCAAGGCGCGCCCCAGGGCGGGAACCCCCCGACCGCGGGCGATACCCCGAACCCCAACCCCCAGGGCCAGGCCCCGGACGGCGGCACGCCCTCCGAGGGCGGTGACAAAGGGGGCGACCCCAACGCCAAGCCCGAAGCCGGGGCCAAGCCCGGCGAAAGCAAGGGCGAGTGGGAGGGGGACAAGAAGCCCGAAGGCCCCAAGGCGGACGTGCAGAGCGCGGCCGAATACGGGCTGGATGGCGAGGACAACCTGACCAAGTGGTTCGCTGACGAGGCGTTCAAGAACGGCTTCACCAAGGCTCAGGCACAAGGCCTCAAGGCGGCGTGGGACGGGCTCCGTGAGCAAGCCGAGACCCATGCCCGAAACGAGGCGGCCAAGGCCGTTGTCATGCTCCAGAAGGACTGGGGCGAAAACTACGACGCCAACATGACCGCCGCCAACAAGGCCATCAGCACCTTTGGCTCGCCAGAACTGGTGGCCGAGCTGGAGCGGACCGGTTTCGGCAGGAACCCGCACATGGTCAAGTTCGTCCACAACCTGGCGAAGCTGCTCTCCGAGGACTCGTTCATCACCGGGGCCACGGGGGGCGGGAGCGTGAACGCCAACGCGGCGAACGTGCTCTACCCCAACCAACAATAAGGAGACAACGATATGGCGACCGTTGGCGTGAACAGCCTCACCCTGGCCGACTGGGCCAAGCGGAAGGACCCCAATGGCAAGGTTGACAAGATCGTCGAGCTGCTCGGGCAGACCAACGAGATCCTGGACGACCTCCCCTTCATCGAAGGCAACCTCGAAACCGGACACAAGGTGACCATCCGGACCGGCCTGCCGAGCGCCGCCTGGCGCATGCTCAACTACGGCGTTCCCCAGTCGAAGAGCTCGACCGCCCAGGTCACCGACACCTGCGGCATGCTCGAGGCCTATTCCGAGGTGGACAAAGACCTGGCCGACCTGAACGGCAACACCGCCGAATTCAGGCTGAGCGAGGACCGCGCATTCCTGGAGGCCATGAACCAGCAGATGGCCGCGACCCTCTTCTACGGCAACACCCAGCAGTACCCCGAGCGCTTCATGGGCCTGACCCCGCGTTATCCGGCCCTGTCCGGGGCGCAGTCCTCGGCCAACATCCTGTCCGGCGGAGGCTCCTCCAACTTGACCTCCATCTGGTTGGCCTGCTGGGGCGACAACACCGGCTTCGGCATCTTCCCCAAGGGCAGCAAGGCCGGGTTCCAGCACAAGGACTTGGGAGAGCAGACCCTGATCGACGCCAACGGGGGCAAGTACCAGGGCTACCGGTCCCACTACCAGTGGAAGATCGGCCTGTGCGTCCGCGACTGGCGCTACTTCGTGCGCATCGCCAACATCGACGTGACCGCCCTGACCAAGAACGCCGCCTCCGGCGCCGACCTGATCGACCTGATGGTCCAGGCCATCGAACTGCTGCCGAACCAGGGCATGGGGCGGCCGGTGTTCTACGTGAACCAGAAGATTCGCTCCTTCCTGCGTCGGCAGATCATGAACAAGACTGTGACCCAGCTGACCCTGGACAGCGTGGCCGGCAAGAAGGTCGTGGCCTTCGACGGCATCCCCGTGCGCCGCAGCGACCAGCTGCTCAACACCGAATCCCAGGTCAGCTAGGCCCGGGCCAGGCACAGGAGAAGAAACCATGTACTTCGACAAGCAGCTGATGTTCGACGAGTCCGCTGCGGCTATCACCGCCACGGGCGCTTCCGCGAACGTCATCGACCTGGGTTCGGCCGACGCGGGCAAGTCCGAAGACCTCGACATCTTCGCCAGGACCACGGAGGCCTTCAACAACCTGACCAGCCTGGGCGTGAAGCTCCAGACCGCCACGGACGCGGCTTTCACCACCCCCGAGGACCTTCCGGCCCAGGAGACCATCACCCTGGCCTCGGGCGGCCTGGCCATCAACAAGGCGGTGCTTCGCACTTCGCTCCCCAAGGGATGCCTGCGCTACGTGCGTCTCTACTACACCGTGTCCGGAACCGCGCCGACCACCGGCAAGATCACGGCCGGCCTGATCCTCACCCGGCAGACCAACCCGTAGGAGGCGCCCGGTGAAAGTCATCTGCCATACCACCTGCGAAATCGCCGGGTCCTACTTCGAGAAGGGCTGGGAAGGGGACCTCGACCTTCCCGAGGACCATCCCTCGCTCGGGTACTTCACCGTGTCCGGCACGCCCGAAAGCGACGGCGAGGGCGGCGACATGACCAAGGCCCAGATCAAAGAAGCCTTGGACGCCAAGGGCGTGACGTACTCGCCCACGGCCAACAAGGCCACTCTCCAGGCCATCCTGGACGCCAACCAGTAACATCGGGGGCCGGGCTTCGGCTCGGCCCTTTCCGAGGGCACCATGAACGGACTCGTCAGCCTCAAGAGATCGAAGACGGAGCAGGACGATTGCTGCTGCGCACCGATGGAGAACGAATACGGCTGGGGCACGTCAATCCGCCTGGAAGGCGATATCGTGGAAAGGCTTGGCCTGGAGGGTGTGGGTGCCGGGGAGAAGGTGGCAGTCCGTGGGATCGGTTTCATCCAGAGCGTTTCTCAGAACGATGACTCCGAGCACGGCAAGCGCATGGAGGTGAGCATCCAACTTACCGACATGGCCGCCAGCAAGGAGGAACAGGAAGCACCTGCTGCCGACGTTCTCTACGGGCAGGGCTAGGCCATGGGCGCTTCCCAGATCGAAATATGCAACCTGGCCCTCGCCAAGATCGGCGGGGGTGTCATCACTTCGCTGGACGAAGGGTCCACGGCGGCTTCCACGTGCAAGCTGATCTACGGCGCCGTCCGCGATGAAGTGTTGCAGATCAGGCCATGGGCGTCCTGTGTGAAGCGCGCGAGCCTGGCCAAGCTGGACGAGGCCCCTCCCTTCGAGTGGGCCAACGCGTTTCAGTTGCCGCCGGACTTTCTGGACCTCTCGCGCCTCGGATCGGACCCAAACGCCCAGCCTCCCTACGCCATCGAGGGGCGGGTGCTGCTGACGAATGAAGGGACCGCTCCCGTGGTCTACGTTTTCCGAAACGATGACCCCATGACTTACGAGCCGGTGTTGGTGGACCTTATCGCCACCCGCATGGCCGTGGACCTCTCCATGCCAGTTGCCGGGAGCGCCTCCCTCAAGACCGCCCTGGGCCAGGAGTACGAAATGAAGCGTCAGCGGGCCAAGGCCGTGGACGGGCAGTCCACCGGCCAGCCGAATTTCACCACCGTCACGTGGGTGGAGGCTCGGCAGTAGATGGGCAAGGTCACGACCATCCAGGCCAGCTTCACCGCCGGCCGAATCTCCCCCCGGCTCTACGGCCGCGTGGACCTGGCCAAGTACCAGACCGGCCTTGCCGAGTGCCGGAACATGGTGCTCATGCCGCACGGCGGCGTGACCCGCAGGAGCGGTACGATCTTCGTGCAGGAAACCAAGACCTCCAGCAAGAAGTCCCGGCTGGTGCCGTTCGAGTTCAGCACCAGCCAGGCCTACATGCTGGAGTTCGGCGACCTCTACATGCGGGTCTACAAGGACGGCTGGGCGGTGCTCAGCGGGGGCGCTCCCTACGAACTCGTCACGCTCTACGCCGAGGCCGACCTCCCTGGGCTCAAGTGGACCCAGAACGCGGACACGCTCTTCCTGGTATGCCCGGGCCACCCGCCGCGCACGCTCACCCGCACAGGGCACACCTCCTGGACCCTGGCCAGCCTCCTTTTCATCGACGGACCCTATCTGGACGAGAACACGGACCAGGCCAAGATGATCACCCCGTCCGGGACCGGGCAGTACGTCAAAAACGGCACATTCGACACCTCCATCAGCGACTGGACGAACAAAAGCGGGGCCGGGTCTGCCATCGCGTGGGACAGCAACTCCTACATGGTCCTGAACTCGAACGGGAACACGGCGGCCCACGCCCAACAGCAGGTGACGCTGCCGACAGCAGGGGTGGAGTACACCCTGGAGTTCGAGGTGAAGTCTGGCCCGGTGGTCTTGCGAATCGGGACCACGGATGGAGGCCAGGAGATCAAGGCCGACACGACGTTCGAGAAGGGAGAGCAGACGCTCAAGATCACCCCGGGCGCGACCAGCATCTATCTGGGCTTCCTGCACTCGTCGCTTGCAGCCAGGTCCATCGACAACGTGCGCATCAGCCGCCAGGAAGCCATCACCCTGACGGCCAACTGGAGCCATTTCGACGCCGGGCACGTGGGGGCTTTCATCCGCCTGCGGCATGGGGCCTACATCGGCTACTGCCGCGTGGACGCGGTGACCAACGCCACGACGGCCACGGCTACGGTGCTCGAACCCCTGGCGTCCACGGCGGCCACGCACACCTGGCGCGAGGGAGCCTGGAGCACGTTCCAGGGCTTCCCGTCCTGCGTGACCTTCCACCAGCAGCGGCTTTGCTTCGGTAACACGGTCAAGAGCCCGCAGACGATGTGGGCGTCCAAGTCCAACAAGTACACGGATTTCACCCCAGGGGTAGAAGCGGACGACCCGCTCAATCTGACCATGGCCAGCAATCAGGTCAACGCCATCTCCTGGATGGTGTCCGCCAAGTCTTTGGTGGTCGGAACCAGCGGCTCGGAATGGCGCGTCGGGGCGGCCGACTCGGAATCCCCCCTGGCCCCGGCCACGGCCGCAGCCAAGGAAGAGACCGCCTATGGGAGCGTCCAGAACGTGATGCCTGTGAAGGTGGCCGGCGTGACCCTGTTCGCCCAGCGCGGCGGGCGCAAGGTGCGGGAACTGGTCTACGACTACCAGACCAACGGCTGGGTGGCCCCGGACCTGTCCTTGCTCGCCGAGGACATCACCAAGGGCGGCGCCATGGCCATGGCCTTCGCCCAGAACCCGGACTCCATCCTCTGGATGGTCAGGGGCGACGGAAAACTTCTGGGCCTGACCTACAATCGAGTTGAACAGGTGGTCGGTTGGCACTGGCACGACACGGACGGCGAAATCGAGGACGTGGCCGTCATCCCATCCGGCGAGAACGACCATGTGTGGATCATCGTCAAGCGCACCATTGGCGGCCAGGCCAAGCGCTACGTGGAGCGGCTCGCCGCACCATTCGTTGACCAGGCCCGGGAAGACGCCGTGTTCCTCGATTCCTGCCTGACCTACTCCGGGGCGGCGGCGGCGGCCTTCACCGGACTGGGCCACCTGGAAGGAAAGACCGTACACATACTGGCGGACGGCTCGGTCCGTTCGCCCAGGGTCGTGACCGGCGGTTCCGTGAGCATCGACAAAGCGGCAACGAAGGCCACCATCGGCCTCCCGTTCATCTCCGAGATTCAGACCCTGCGCATCGAAGGCGGCGGGGACGACGGCACCGCCCAGGGAAAGACCAAGCGCATCAGCCGCGTGATGGCCAGGGTCCACCGCAGCCTCGGCTACTCCATCGGCGTGCGCCAGGGCAACACTTTCTCCCCGCCGCACCGCACGACGGCAACGCCGCTTGGCCAGGCCCCGGACCTGTTCAGCGGCGATGAGGATGTGCGCATCAACTCTGGCTATGAGACCGAAGGCCAGGTCTGGATTCGCCAGGAGCAACCCTATCCTCTCACGGTACTGGCCGTGATGACCACGGTGCAGACGAACACATGAGCACGCGCCTGGAATCCCTCTCCCTGGAGCACCTGCGCGACCTGCGCATGCGGCCGGACCATCAGGCTTACGTGGACGCCCTGGGCGCGGCGAACGCTTCCGTTGAGCGCACGCTTGTGGCGAACGGCGGATTGGCGTTGGTCGCGCCGGAAGGCGTCGTGGCCTGCGCTGGCGTGACCGTGTTCTGGGAAGGCGCGGGGCAGATGTGGATGCGCGCGGGCGTGCTTTCGGGATGTTACCCGGTGGCCCTGGCCAGGCATTGCCGGGTGCTGATCCGGCGCTTCGAGGACGTTTTGCGGCTTCGGCGCATCCAGGCCACGGTGAAGGCGGACAACGAGCCAGCCCTCCGCTTCATCCGCTGGCTGGGTTTCCGGGCCGAGGGCCTGCTCCGCGGCTACGGCCCTGAGGGCGCGGATTACATCATGTTCGCCAGGGTGAGGGCGTGATGTTAAGGCCCGCTAGCAAAGAAGATTTCCCCGTCTTCGCGGATTTGATCAAGGCGATGATCAAATCTTCACCTGCGGCGTTGTTTGGGTTCTCACCGAAAGCGGTTGCCGCCTTGTTCGGCGGCGGGTGTCTCGGGCTGGTGGCGGATGTGGATGGACGGCCCGCCGGGTTCGTCCTGTTCTACGTGTCCCCCTCCATTTTCAACCCCAGCGAGTCAGCCGGGATGGTTTTTCTATGGGGGGTTCTCCCGGAGTTCCGGGGAGCGGGTGTCGGCCGGGCGCTGCTTGCGGCGGCGGCTGATGCTTGCAGGGAGGCCGGGGCCAGAGGCGTGTGCATCATGACGACCGAAGGGCCGCCAGCCCACACGGCGCGAACTCTCGGATTCGGCCCGTACAAGGTCGGACTCATCAAGGAGCTGTAATATGCCGTGGGTTGTTCCAGCCGTAATGGTCGCCACCACCGTGGCGAGCACTGCCATGTCGGCCAAGGGCCAGGCGGACGCCGGGGCGGCGGCCGCAGCCTCAGCCGACGCGCAAAAGAAGCTCTCCCTTCTCGACAACGAGAAGTCCATCCTCAACTCGGTTCTCGCGCAGTACGAAGCCAAGCGCATCCAGGCCGAGACGGCGCTCGACCTCGACTACCTGTCGTTTGCCACCGAACGCCAGGCCCGTTGGCTCAAGAACGTCTCCGAGTTTGACAGGGCACAGGCCCAGGCCCAGGCCGCCGGACAAGCGAAAGCCATGGCCGACACCGCCATGGCCAGGGGCAAGGACGCGGTTGCCCTGGCGGAGTCCGAAGCCAAGGCCATCGAGGCCAAGGGCGATGCCCAGGCGGCCCAGGGCCGCACGCAGACTCGTTTCAAGCGGACCATGCAGGCCAGCGAAGATGCCAAGGCCTTGGGGTTGCAACGGGCCTCTTTTGGAGCCCGGATGGTTGCGGCCACCGGTTCCGCCCTGGACGTGCTCCAGCACGAGGAGGCTATGGCCGGAATCCGTCAGCAGGCGGTGGAAATTCTCGGGGGCATGCAGGTGGACGACATCCAACTGGACACCGCGCTCTCTGCCAGTCTCAAGCGCCAAGCCGCGCATGTGCACGCCGCCGGGATGATGCGCGATGCCTTGACACAGATTGACGAACGAAACCTCGACCTCTCTTTCGCTTTGACGCGCAGCAAGGTCGAGTCTGACCGCGAGATCGCCTTGATCGAAGAGGAGGGATGGCGCACGGCCCTCAAGATGAAGATGGGCTCCGACAACAAGGTCAACCAGGTTGTCATGGGGGCTCACAACCAGGCGCTGCAAGGCTCGGCTGCCGTGGGCTCCGCAGCCATGTACGACGCCGCCGGGTCGTCTGCCCTGAATGCTGGCTTCACCAAGGCCGGGACCAGCCTGCTCACCGGCGCCAGCGACGTCTACAAGATCGGGAAAGAAGCCGGATGGTTCAAGCCTACGCCCCCCTCCCCGGCATCAAGCTACGGCGTGTCCGGAAGCGAGCGCGTCGCCGCGAACTACTAGGAGCCAAGCATGCGCATCCCCGCTTTCGGTCTCGGCGGCACCCCAACGCCCTACACCTTCGTGGAGGAGTCCACCAAGGGGCAGCGCGATGCCACGGCGACAGCCGGGCGCGCCCAGGCCATCGAGGCCGCCGCCCTGGCGGATGCCGGGCAGACCATGATGAACGTCGGCAAGGACGTCTACGCCTTCACCAAGCGCATCGAGGAGCAGGAGGCCCTGACGGCTGTTCAGGCTGGCCGGTCGGTCTACCGCGTCAAGAGCGCCCACGCCGCCTTGGACTGGGAAAACACCATCGACGGACCCACCGCCCTGAACTCGCTGAACGGACTCAAGGAGCGCTTGGAGCCCATCAAGCAGGAGATTATCGACAGCGCCCCAAACGAACTCGCCAAGGAGCGCCTCAAACTTGACCTGGACGCCCACGAAGCGGACGTTATGGTCCACGGCGAGAAGGTGGCCAGGAAGAAGTTCACGGAGCACTCCGTGGAGGTCGACAAGGAAACCCACAACAACCTCAGGCAGGCGGCGCGTCTGGCAGGGCAGCAGGGGGACGTTGCCGCGCTCCAGGGCGTCATCGACCAAAGAAGTGCCGGGTTGATGGCCATGGGCGCGTCCGGCGTTGTTTATTCCAAGTCGGAAGCGGATCTTTTGAATAGCCAGAATGGCCGAACGTACGTCGCGGACTTCCTGCAGGGTCAACTGGACAATGACCGCACTGCGATGAAGGCTATCCGGGATTTCGAGGCAGGCCAATACAACGAAAAGCTGGGGGCCAAAGAATACGACAGGATGAAGCACATGGTGGAGGTCCGCAAACACCACTTTATCGCCGAGGCCAGACGCGCTCAAGCCGAGGCGATGCAGAAGGCGCGCGAGGACGCCACCGACACCGTTGAATATCTCCAGGACCAAGTTGCCAGCGCCACGGCCACAGGGAGGGTCACGGGGGACACGGGCGGGGCGCTACTCAAGCTCCGCAAGCTGGGCGGCAAGTTCGCCAGGAAGGCGGACAACCTGGAAGCGGCCATCACCTCCGGCATGACGGTGCATGGCACCCTCCAGGAGGGCGTTTTTCTGCCCTTTGACGAACAACGGAAGCGGTTGCAGGCGCTGCAACCTTCTGACGGGGAAGAGAACTACGCTATCAAGGCCCAGGCGATTCAGCGGGGCCTCCATGTCCTCGACACGCAAGAGGACGCCTTCCGGAAGAACCCGGCCGGGTTCACCATGCGCCGAGCGGCCACTCAGGTGGCCCAGAACGGCGGCGATCCGGCGGCGGACTTCTCCCGCGTGTTGAAGCTTTCGCTGGACATCCAGCGGCAGATGGGGCTTTCCGAAACCGAGTTGCGCGTTATCCCCGCCAAGGAGGCCAAGCAGATTGCCGGGCAGTTCCAGGCGGCTGACGCGGACGGGAGGCTTCAGATCATCAGCAAGCTTGCAGCCTACGGCCCCTACAAGGACAAGGCCCTGGCTGAACTCAAGATCGACCCGAGCGCTCTGCACGCCGCCGCGATTATGGACACAAACGACCCGCAGGCGCTCAACGCGGCCCGCCTCCTGGTGGACGTGAGCCCCGACAAGGTGAAGCTCACCCCGGACGAGGAGAAGGCCGCCACGACGGACGTTCTCAAGAATGCCGCCGTCCCTGCCCTGCTCCAAAAGCAGGCCGCCTTCATGGCCCGGGGAGGCGTCTCGCGCAACGTCTACGCCCAAGAGCTCACATCTGTCGGCGCGCGGATAGCGCGGCTGACCGGCAACCCCCGCCGGGCCGCCGAAGTCCTGGACATGGCGTACACCACCGTCGATGACGACCGCCTGGCCTTGGCCCTTGTCCCCAAGGACATTTCGCAGCGCGAGGCCGTGCGCGGCTTTTCCATGCTGCGGGAAAGCATCTCCGAAGATGACTTGGCGGACATGAAGGCCGCTCTGGTGGCCTCGAAAGGGGCCGGGACAGGCGAGCGCCTTTTCCAGCAGCGTTTCCGGGACATCAAGCGAAGCGGCGTTTGGATCAACGATGGAGACGGATTTGCGCTCTACGACCCCGGGACGCAGCTTCCCGTCGCCGTCAAGGGTGGCCGCCCCTTCAGGGTGACAACCGCGCAACTCAAGGACGCCACCCGGCAACTGCCATCGGCCACCGATTCGGTTGCCGACGAAATACCCACGTTCTGAGGGTGATATGGTCACATGGTTTGAAGAGGTGAGACCGCAAGGCGCTGATGACGTCGCCAGGAGCTTCGCAAGCCGCGAGACGCCCCTTGGCGAGTACCTGGGGGCCAAGGTCACGGAGGGTTTCGACTACACCACCACCGGCCGGTTCATGGATGAGCGCCGCATCCGCCAAGCCGAAGAGGAGGCCTACGGCCGCGACACGCGCCCGGCGGTGGACTCCTACGACATGGCCTTCGCCGATCCCGGGGCGCAAGCCAACCTGACCCGCTCTACCCGCCCGGTGCTGACCAAGAAGCAGTGGATCGAGTCCGAACATTTCCGCCCCTCCATCGACTTCGAGAAGGCCGGGGAGATGACGCCAGTCCGCGCGCAAATCCTGGCCGAGGACTTCGACAAGCGCCGGTACAGGGACAGCCTGATTGAGCGCTCCCCCACCGGCATGCGCTCCATCCTGGGTTTCGGGGCGGCCATGCTGGGCTCGCTACCGGACCCGGTGAACCTGATCGGGTTCGGAGGCGTGGCGGCGGGCCGCACGCTTGGCAAGGCGGCGTTGATCGGCGCAGCCGAGAACGTGGCGGCCACGACGCTCGCGGACGCCGTTGTCCTCCCCGATCTGGCCGCGCGCGGCGAGAAGGTGGGCTTCCAGGAATTCGTCATGGACAACATGTTCGCTGCGGCCATCGGTGGCCTGTTCGGCCTGGGCGGGCAGGCCCTCAAAAACGCCACGAGCACGGCCAGGCTGCGCGCGCACATGACCGAGCGCCAGACCCTGGCGGGGAGCCTGGAAAAGGCTGTGGCGGACGTGGCCGAGGGCCGCCCGGTGGACGTGCGGGAAGTTCTGCGGCTGGAAAAGGAGGCGCTGGGCAGGCTTTATGATGAAGCGCTGGTCCATCCTCTCGGGGGCGATCCGCACAACCCCCAAGTTCGTCTCGCCTTCGCGCAACTGGCGGACGAGCTGGACGTACAACTGGGGGACATCCTGGTTGATCGGGGTTCGGGCAAGCTCAGACCCAGCGGGGAGATCAAGACGGACCCCAAGTTCAACTTCGGCATGGTGAAGTTCATTTACAAGCACGGAGAGGGTTCGCACCTGCCGGAAAAACTGCACGTCACGAAGGATGACATCTTGTCCTTCCCCGAGATTCTGCGGGACTACATGCCGGACTATGATCCCCGGTACGGAAGCTATCAGTGGGTTGTGGAGCGCGAGGACGGCAGGCGGGTGATGTACGTGGCCAAGCTGTTCGAGGAGGACCAGGCTGGGCACCTGGCAACGGTACACGTGCTCTTCGACGACAAGGCGGAATCGCGGCCACTTTCCCAAAAAATCGGCGCTGGTCCTGCTCCCGAAGCCTCCTCCCAAGGTTCCCGCTTGGAGGGAGATACTGCCGAAGGGGCTTTGAGTTCGCCCACATCGGAGTCGGGGGCCGCCAGCGCCACCGAAAAGAATATAACCACGGACGCGACTTCTGTCAAAGGCGAAGTGACGCCGCATCGCGCGGCCGTGGAATCGGCTTTGGCCCCGTTCGTGGCGGACGCTCCCGGAGCGGCGCCGACGCGCATCATAGAGGAGAAGCCACAAGCGAAGCCGGGCGTTGTCCAATTTGGCGAGCCGAAGCCGGAACGCTTCGCAGAACCCAAGGAAGTGATCCAGCGCGCGGAGCAGTCCCCGGAGATGTCCCAACAGGCCATGCATGCCCAGATCGAGGCCATGCGCGACAAGGGGCAGTTGCGCGGCGTGGACCACTTCGAGCTGCAAGAAGCAGGCGCGGCCACCGAGAGGGCCGAGCGCTACGGCGAACACCTTCTGAACATCGCCGAATGCGCGGCGAAGGTGGCTGGGTAATGGCGACGAAAGCGGATTGCATCGACATGGTGCGGCGGGCTGGGGCCTCCGACACGGAGGCGGGCGAGATCGTGGACATGGTGCTAGCAGAGCGCAAGCGCATCGAGGCCGAAGGGCGGCTCGCCACGGCTTCTGACTTGGCCGCCTTCGCCACCAGCCAGGCCGAAAAGATGAAGCAGGCCGCCGCCATGGAACGCAAGCACGCGGCCCTTAACGTTCTAGCCCGCGCACAGGTGGCCGAGCACCTGACCACATGGGCGACCAACGGCGGGGAAGCGGTCGAAGGGCTCATGGCCTATCTGGTGGGCAGTCCCAAACAGATCGTCGGGGCGCGGGCTTCGGTGGGGGCCAAGGCGAGCGCCATTCTCAAGGATTGGGCGGGCGGCATGGTGGCCAAGGTCGAGCAGATTCCGGGCGCGATGAACCTCATCAAGCACGACCGGGACTTCCTGCGCGACGTGGTGCGCGAGATGTACGAGATTCGCCCGAGCGGCAAGGCGGGAGTCTCCGGGAGCGACACGGCGCGGCAGGTAGCGGGCATCCTCTCGGACCATGCCGAGATGGCGCGCGTGCGCCTGAACGAGGCTGGGGCGTTTATCGGCAAGATCGACGGCTGGGTCCCCCAGGTCCACGACGAGGGCAAGATGGTGACCGCCGGAAAGGACGCGTGGGTGGAAACCGTCCGCCCGCTTCTCGACATGGAACGCTCTTTCGAGGGCAAGACCCTGGAGGAAGTGAGCGGCATTCTTGGGGAGGTCTTCGAGAACATCATCACCGGCCGGGACCACACCGTCACCTCCGGGGAGAAGGGACAGTTCCTGGGGCCGCGCAATCTGGCCCGGAGCATGGGCCAGCACCGTGTGCTGCACTTCCTGGACGCGGACGCCTGGCTGAAATACCATGAGCAGTTCGGGCGCGGAAACGTGCTGGTCAACGTCATCCATCATCTGGAGGGGGCCTCGCGGAGGGTGGCCCTCATGGAGGCCCTGGGGCCGAATCCTGAGACCATGATGGTTTCAGTGGTCGAGGAATTGAAGCGCCGCGTCCGAGAGGCCCCGGCCATGAGCCCGCAGGACAAGGCCGGGACCATGCAAAAGCTCTCGCACGCCTGGGACGGAGGCGGGAAGGTCCGCCAGGCCATGGACGTGCTCATGGGAAACTCCGGGAACCCGGTGAACAGGCAGCTTGCTTCGTTCGCATCCGGCGTCCGTGCCGTCCAGAGCATGTCCAAGCTGGGTGGCGCGGTGCTGTCCTCCATCACCGACATCGTGACCCAGGCCGCGAATTACCGCTACATGGGCCGCAACCTGTTCGAGGGCTACCTGGACGCTTTCCACAACCTCATGGTGGGGCGCGGCAACGAAGAACAGCGCCAACTCGCCATGGCCTTGGGCACGATCTACGACGGTATCCTTGGAGACGTGATGGCCCGCATGAACGTGGAGGACGCCCCGGTCCACGGGCGCGTGTCCTCGCTCCTGAATACGTTCTTCAAGGCTTCCGGCCTCAACTTCTGGACCGACGCCCACAAGGGGGGCTACGTGCGTGGTCTATCCGCATGGATAGGGGACCATGTCGGCCAGGCGTTCGACGAACTGGCGGACCCGCTGCGCAAGGTGCTCGAGTTCCACGGCCTTGGCGCTGAAAAGTGGGAGGCCATGCGCCACATGGTCCAGACGGCGGACGACGGGCGCACCTACCTGGTGCCGCATCTGGTGGACAAGATACCCGACGAAGCCTTGCGCCCCATGCTCGGCGAGCGCATGGAAGCCGTCAGTCAACGGGTCAAGGATCCCGAGACGCTGGCGAGCCACGAGGCGTTCTTGCTGCGCAAGGAGCGCGAGAAGCTGCGCACCGAGGTCATGGCCTTCTTCACGGACGAAACGGCTCACGCCGTGCTTGAGCCCGACTTCCGGACGCGGATGCGCATGACAGTGGGGACCCGGCCGGGGACCATCCTGGGCGAGGCCATGCGCTTCGTGATGCAGTTCAAATCCTTCCCCCTGGCCCACATGCAGAAGACCCTGGAGGGGCGGCGGTTCGGCACGGCCGGGACCAACGGCTTCGACGTGCCGGGCATCATCCACTATGCCGCTTCCTCCATGCTCTTCGGCTACGCGGCTGGCGTGGCAAAGGACTTCGTGAAGGGCAAGGAGCCCCGCGACCCGGCGAACTGGGAAACTTGGACGGCTGCGATGCTCCAGTCCGGCGGACTAGGCATCTTCGGCGACTTCCTGTTTTCGCAATACGACCGTTTCGGTGGCGGGCCGATTGACGCCGCCGCCGGGCCACTGGCCGGGACCCTCTCTCAGGCCATCAAGATCGGCTCCAAGGCCATCCACGGGGACGCGGACGCGGCGGACTTCTTCAAGCTGGCCATGGACAACACGCCCTTCGTGAACCTGTGGTACACGCGCGCGGCTGCTGACTACCTGCTGCTCTACCACCTGCGCGAGATGATGAGCCCCGGTACGCTGCGGCGCATGGAGAAGCGGGCCAAGGAGGAGTACAATCAGGAGTTCATAGTGCCGCCGTCGCGGGTGATCCGGCGCGGTGGAGGGTTCAGGTGATAGCCCCCAGGATGTCCAGTCCAGGGGGCCGCCGGGCACTACCTGAACACGTGCAGGGGCTCACCGGCCTTGTAACGGCCCTTGGAGTCCCGCTCGATCTCGCGCAGCCTGCGGCGCGCGTTCTTCAACTCCAGGTGCGTGGCGATGCCCGCGAAGCCGAGCGTCGCCATGTCCTCAAGCTCGCGCAGCTCGTGGCGGATCGTCTCCGCGCGGGAGCAGACCAGCCCGGCAGACACCTGGGCCAGGGACGTGTTGAGCGTGATGCTGGACCCGTCCGCCTCGTGGGCGGCGCGGCGCACGGCGTCCTCGACGGTGAGGAGCAGCCCGCGCGCATCGGCCACGGCCCGCTCGATGGTGCGCAGCTCGGGCATGTAGTTGTTGTAGTTGGCCACGGCCAGGGCGCGGAGGTCCGGCCCTTCGGGTTCGGGCAGGGCCTTGGGTGCGGCGGCGTCGATCAGGTACTGGAGGAACACCTCGGCCTGGCCCACCTGGTCAACGGTCAAGTGGGCGATTTCCTTGACGCCGCACAGTTTGTGGATTTTGCGCCAGGCCGTCTTGTAGACCTCCGGGCTGGGCGTAACGCCCAAGGCCCCGACGTAGGTGTCCATGAGCGCGGCGAGGCAGTTGCGCTCCTTGGCGGTGGACCGGTGCGAGAGGGCCGGGGCAGGCTCGGGCTGCGCATGGAACTGCCCGGTCTTGCGGATCTCGGGAAGGACTTCGGACGCCACCCAGTTCGTGAACTCGTCCGCCTCGGGCTTGTTCGAGCGGAAGGCCAGCTTGTAGACGGCGGGCTCGGCTATCACGGTGATATCGCCACGGAGGCCACCGCGAGACGCTTCGTTTGGGGTACGGAGTTTCCGAACCCCAACCCACTCGGCCGGGATCATCCGCAAGGTTTCTTGCCCGCGCCAGGGGACGGTCAATGCCCCGCAAACATCCTTGGCGACGAACCATGGCTTACCATCTCCGTTTACGACGGTGCGGATTTGGTGGTCCTTGAAAGCGAAGGGAACAGGGGACGGCGAGGCGGTGGAGATGGGGCCAGTCATAAAAACCTCTCAGGGAGCTGCTATTGGCACCCTCAAATGAAGATGCCGGGCGCTAGCAACCGCCTGAGAGCGGCCCCGTGGATTTCCCCGAAGGTATTGTATGTCCACGGGACACCCGGCAGCCGGGCATATACGACAAAAGGCGCAAAAAATCCACGAATTTCGGTCGCGGTCACCGTCTCAGGCAAGGTGTTGCTAGCACCTGAAAGCGTAGATACGGCGGGGGCTGGTGGGAAGTCAAGAAAAAAGCCCCGCTCGGGCGGGGTCTGGGGGCACGCTCATTTAACCTTTCCGGGGGGAGGGGTGAAGGGTTCGCTCCAGTCAGGGGGCAAGCCGAGCGATTTTTCGATTCGAGCTATTCTCATGTTCGCTTCCATGGCACACCACCAGGCGTTACGCGCTTCTTCTTTTGCCAATGACGCCACATACAAAACGGTAAGCATCAGCACGGTGTTGATAATAAGCAAGGCGTCACGCCATTTCATGGAAGTACCTCTAGTCTTTCTTGCCGTCTTCAACGATTCGAACACAGACAGACACGTCGCCCATTTCGCGCTGTTGTTTTTCCCACTCTATTGCCGCCCTGATCCGTTTTGCTTCCGCCCTGGAACGCAGCCAACTAATGCCGTAAACAATCGATCCAATGCCAAGGACGATGACCGTCAGGCGAATTTCACCGAGCATGTGATCGATATAAAAGCCCAGGATTTCCATACCCTCCCCCCTTTTTTGGTCCGCCTAACCCCATGGAGGAAATAATGCAATGACCATCGCCACGCAGATCAACAAGGCGCTTTACGCAGGCGACGGGGTGCAAACCGTCTTCCCGTACACGTTCAAGATCTTCGCCGCCTCGGACATGGTGGTGATCCGCCGGGCCGTGAACGGGACCGAGACCACCCTGACCCTGACCACCCACTTCACGGTGTCCGGCGTCGGTTCCGATGCAGGGGGCAACGTGACCCTGGTTGGCACCCAGGCCGCCAACCCCCCAGCGGTTGGCGAGAAGCTCCTGGTCAAGCGGGTTGTCCCCCTGACCCAGAACACCGATTGGGTGGACAACGACCCCTTCCCCGCAGCGGTCATCGAGAACGCCGTGGACCGGGCCGTGTGCATCGCCCAGCAGCAGCAAGAGGTGATCGACCGTTGCCTGAAGGTCGGCGAGACGAGCAGCCTCAGCGGCACGATCGACCCGGATCAGATCGCGGCCAACGCGGCGGCCTCGCAGACGAACGCCAACGCGGCAGCGGCCAGCGCCGCCCAGGCTGCGGCGAGCGCGGCCAGCATCAACCCGGCCAACCTGGTCCCGGTATCGTCCAAGGGCCAGCCCAACGGCGTGGCGAGCCTTGGTTCAGACGGGAAGGTCCCGTCCGGGCAGCTTCCGACGATCAGCAGCTATTCCGAATGGCAGACCACCGCCGCTTTCACGCGCACGGGGGCTGGTTCCGGCACGGTCACGGACAACGCCGCCAACCAGGCGCTTTTCCGTCCTGGAAGGCCGCTGCGCGCCCTTTCCGGCAGCACATACACCTACCACATCGTCACGGCCTACAGCGCAGGGACAGTGACCGTGGCAGGGCCCTCGCTCCCGTCTACCATCGACGCCCTGGCCTATGGCGACGTGAGCCGCGTGGTGCAGGAGACGTTCAATTTCAGCGGCTACTTCGCAGACAGCGCAGACTCGGCCCTCATCGAGCATGATCTGCTCGCCCGCTACCTCTGGCGGCGCGGCAAGGCGTACTGCGTCTGGTTCGCTGTGCGCCCGCTGGTGGACGACTCCGGGGCCGCACAGCCCCGCGTCAACGTCACCTGCGCCGGGTCCGCCGTCAGCACCAGCAACAGCAACGCAGGACTGGCCGTTGACGACACCCAATGGGTCTCCACCGCCACGGACATCTCCAGCGTCAACTACGACATCGCCTGGGGTGAAGCCCTGGAGGTGGCCGTTGATGCTAACGGAACCAACGACAACGCCCGCGACCTGACTGTGGTTGCGGTCTTCGTGCTGGAGTAGACCCGTGTTCACGCAGCAAGGCCCGAAGAACAACGGCCAATGCCTCCTGAACATCCGCCCGGACGGCGGGCTGGTGGACTCTTCGCCCTACGTCAGGGCGCTGTCCAACCCTGGGGGCGCGGCCTGCGTCACCGGGCAGGGGAGCACCGGCGGGCAGGCTATCAACTTCACGGGAACGCAGTATTTCCAGGCTCCCGCCTCTGCGGACTGGTCCTGGGGCGACGGCGACTGGACAATCGAGGCCGAATACTACCACCGGGCGAACGCCGCAGGCGGGGCGCTGGTGGCGCTGTCCTACGGTTCAGGGGCCAACAACTGGTCGCTCTATGCTGGCGACAGGTACTTGAGCTTCACGTCTTACGCGAGCGGGGCGACTGGTCTGCAAAACGTGGCCGCGTCCGCGTCTCCGTTCGCCGCGACGACCTGGCTGCACCTCGCGGCAGTGATGCGCTCTGGCGTCCTGACGCTGTTCCACCACGGCGTGCCCGTGGCGTCCGGCAGCATCACCAACGGCGTGGGGCGCTCTGACGCAGCTATCCAATTCGGCTCGGATGGGGTCAACAACAAGATCAACGGCATGATCGCAAACCCGCGCATCCACAGGCGCGCAGTCTACACACGGCAGTTCACGCCGCCGACACGGCAGTTCTAGGAGGGCTCATGCGCGAATACAAGATCAGAGATGGCGCGGTGGTGGAGTTCCGCGAGGGGAGGGAGTTCCGCGAGGTTTTTTCGGTCCATCATGGCTATCTGACCTGGTTGGCCGCCGGGAACGCCCCGGAGCCGCTTCCCCCTCTGCCGGGACCGTCCTTGGAGCAGGCTAAGGCCACCAAGCGGGCCGCCATCCAGGCCCGCAAGGTCCAAGCGCGAGATGCTGGTTTCACCGTCAACGGTGTCCATTTCGACTCGGACTATCACGCTCGGGTGGCCTACCTCGAAGCCAAGACGAGCATCCAGGCGGACCCGACCTGGAGCACGCCCTGGAAGGCGTCAGAGGGCGTCTGGGTGGTTATGGACGCCGCCCTGTACGCTCAGGTCGAGGTGGCGGGGACAGCCCATGTTCGAGCCGCCTTCGCCCGGCAGGCCGAACTGGACGCGGCCCTGGACACCTGCGCCACCGTGGGGCAGGTAGACGCCCTGAACATCGAACACGGCTGGCCCAGCCAATAGGAGCGTCATGCGCAGACTCCATATCCCACTCCTCCTGCTCTTCCTGTCCCTGCTCCTGTCCCTCCCGGCCTGGGCCTTCCGGGCCACTGTCGTGAGCGTGCACGACGGCGACACCGTGACGATGGACACCGGCCAGCGCGTGCGGCTGGTGGCCGTGGACGCCCCGGAGATGGCCGCCAGGGGGCGCTGGGGGGGACAGCCCGGCGCGGAGTCTGCCCGGGCGTATCTGGCCGCCCTGGTGCTGGGCCAGGCCGTGGACGTGCGCGAGGCGGGGCAGCAGCCCTCGCACGGCCGGATCGTGGCGGACCTCATCCTGCCAGGGGGCGTGAGCGCGGCCGCGTCCATGGTCGCGGCCGGCTGGGCCTGGGCCGAACCGCGCTACTGCCGGGGCTACTGCTGGCAGTTGCGGGAACTGGAGTCCAGGGCCAGGGGCGATGGCCTGGGCGTGTGGGCCGGGGAGGCCGTGCCTCCGTGGGAGTGGAGAAAGGGGCGGGAGTGAACTGCTCGAAGTTTTCGAATGGTTGGGCCGTCCGAAAAGGGCGGCCTTTTCGTGTCCGCATTTTGTCCGCGAATCCACAGCCGGTGTCCGCGCCAGTGCGTACAAACCTTTCCGGATAGAACCGGTTTTTTCCAAGCCCCATTTCATCGGTATGGACAGAAAACCCAGCCATGCGTAGGGTTTCCCCATGAGTCGCGCCGCTTCATGCCCCAACACGTTCAACATCCTCATGTATTCCCACGGTAGATAGACCGCAAGATTCAGGGCGGTGTTAGGCTTTTTTGTCCGCAAAGTGGGCGCAAAAGTCTGCCGGGCAGCCCCGCAGCGACCCCAGCGCGGCGGCCATCGCATCCTCGGACAGGTGCGCATAAATCTGCGTCGAGCGGATGTCGGAGTGGGCGAGCAATTCCTGCACGACGCGCAGTGACTGCCCGGCGATCACAAGGGCGCTGGCGAACGTGTGACGTAGGTCGTGCGGGCGCAGGTGGCCCAGGCCCGCTTTTCGGAGTGCCTGTTTGATCGCCGCGGACAGGGCGCTCACCCAGGTCCATCGCGGGAAGCAGCGTTCATCCTCGCGGGGCAGTGAGTCCAGCACCGACCGGAACATGGGGTGGAGCGGGAACCGCTTCCGCTGCTTGGTCTTGAAGATGGTGGACCAGTAGTGCGTGTCTTCGATGTCTTCCCAGCGCAGCGCCAGCAGTTCGCCCTGGCGGCGCCCTGAGAAGATGAGTGCGGCGGCAGCGCGGCGAACGTGGACATCCTGGATGGACGCCAGGAAGCGGCCCAGGTTGGACGGGTCGATGAAGGCCGGGGGGCGCTTCTCGATCTTGAGTTTCTTGACCTGCCTGAACGGGTTGGACTGGATGTAGCCCCACTCCACAGCCTTTCCGAACGTGGAACGTAGCCCCGCCAAGTAGACGTTGACGCTGGTTGGTTTCTTCCCCTCGGCCAGGGCTCGTGACGCCAGCTTGTCCCAGTGGCGAACCCCCACGGCGTCCAGGCGCATGGATCGGCCACAGACGCTCACGAGCTTTCGCAGGGCGTTGCGCCAGACGTGGTACGTCTCGGCGGCCTGGGTGGACGCGGCCCATTGCTGCACTTCGTCGTCGAAACTGCCCAGGCTGACGGTGCATTCACCGCGCATCTTGGACAGCTTCCCGGCGAGGTACAGCTTCTTGATCTCGTTGAAGAGGCGCAGGGCCTCGTCCCTGTTCTTGGTCTTCAAGGACAGGCGCTTGCGGTCCAGTTCATAGTACCACCAGCCGCCGCGCTGGAAGGGCTTGCGGAGGGACATGAGCACGCTCATAGGCCCAGCCTTCGAATGTGGTCAAGCGCGGCGGCCTGGACGTTCTGGGGGTCCATGTGGGCGTCCAGCGAGGATTCCAGGATGCGCCAATCGCCCCTGGAGCCGTGCTTCTTGCCGATGATCTCGCCCTCCAGCAGTAGACGGCGCAGCGTGGGGCGCGAAAAGCCAGTCTTGCGGCAGGCCTGGCCCATGCGTAGCCAGCGGGCGGGGGCGGTCACGCCGCACGCTCCTGCCCGATCATTCTCCACACCCAATCGATCCTCCGGCCGATCCACCGCATGACGGGTACGGCCATGCCGTTTCCGACGGCCTTGTAGCGCGGGCCGTCCGCGGCGTGGCGGGTCCATGTTCCGTCCTGGTCCTTCTCGTAGAGGTCGCGGTAGCGCAGGAAGTGGCGGGTTTCCGGCCGCTTCTTGAACGTGCGGACCGGGATGCGGGTGTGGTTGTCCGGCATGCCCTGGAGCCGTTCGCATTCGATGGGCATGAGGCGGCGCACACGCATCCCGGTGGCCACCGCCGTCGGATTCTTCGCGCCCAGCGAGGGGTAGACGACGGACTGCACCTCCTCCCTGGCCTCAATGGTATAGGCGACGCCTTCCTGAACGCCAACTCCGCCCGGTCCGCTGACGGGATTTTCGCGGAATGCCCCGGACTGGATCGCATACACCGACGTCATCACCCCGCAGGCCATGCGCTTGGAATCCCCGGCGGTGCATGGTGAGGCCACATCAGAAACAGTGCGCTGATAGGGATTGACCGCCACCGGCGCCAACACATGCGGCTTGTCTCCCCCTCCCTGGCTGGCGCGCAGGGCCGTGGCCACCTCGCCGGACAGCTCCGCCGTCGCGCCGCCCTCCCGGCCGCGCATGGCCACGGACTGGACAACCAGGGGCGTGCCTCGCCCCGTGCCGTCCTCGCTGGCGTCGAAGCCATCGGCCCGCAGCGCATGGACCACCATGGCGTCGGACCCGAAGTCCAGGCGATAGCCGGAGCCTGAATCGTTGCACCCCAGGCGGGGGGACACTTCGATGGAGCCGGAGGTGTTGTTGCCGCCAAAGACCTGGACGGGAATGATGAATCCACCAGCCTCGAACTCCCGCTGTCCCCATCCCTGACCATGCTTGCGATCCGTCCCTCCGGCGGCAGGGATGGTACCGCAGACATCGGGAATCAGCCCTCCGCCGCAGTCGAAATCTGTTCCGATGCCACCTCCGCCAGTGCGGCGTGCAGGGATGGTGGGAGCCGCTTGCCCCTGGCCTGGGCGCGCCGGATAATCCCGGAACAGGCTGCCGGGCTCGACCAGTATCGGGGGGCGATTCCACCAGTCTCCAAAATCTGCGAGAGCGAAGAAACGGCGGCGCCGCTGCGGCACTCCGAACCATTGCGCATCCAGAGTGCACCACTCAAGGAGCCCCCGCTCGCTTGCAGCACAACCGGTGTTTCGCCATCCACCCTCCGGAACGCCGAAACGGCACCCAAGTATCTCTGCAACCACGGCCGCAAAATCATCTCCGCCGTTGCTGGAGTAGATTCCTGGAACGTTTTCGAGAAGAAGGAATCGGGCTCCGCTGGCCCGAACAATTCGCATTGCGTCGAAGAAGAGCCCCGACCGCGTCTTTTCGCCTGTTTCCTCATCGATCAAACCCCTTCTCTGCCCGGCCACGGACAAGTCCTGGCACGGGAATCCTCCAACCACCAAGTCGATGCGCCCGAGCGCGCGCACCTGGGCGTCCGTGACGCGCGTGACATCGCCCAGGTTGGGCACGTGGGGCCATCGGTGGGTCAGGACTGCGGACGGGAATCGGTCCACTTCCGCGAAAGCCACCGGCTCCCAGCCCAACTCCTCCCAGGCCAGGGAGGCGCACTCGACACCGGAGAACAGCGAGAGATAGCGCATCACCGCTCCAGCAACTTGCCGTTGATGGTGTTCACGGCGGCCCTTGCGACCTTCTCCAGGCTTGCAATGCGCTCGTTGGCCTGGACAAGTTCGCCCCGAAGGCGTTTGTTTTCTCGCTCCAGGCAGATGATGCATGTTTTGGCCTTTTCCACATGCACCCCAGCGTGTTCCGGACAGCGGTGGCGGCTCATCTTGCCCTCAAGGCCTGTTGCGCCATCTTTGCCAAATCGTGCGGGCGCGTGACATGCCCCGGCTCAAAACCATATGAGCCAGCCTCCTCAATCCGCTGCAACGCTTCCCGCAGCCGTTTATTCTCTTGGTGCATCGCATTGAAACGGTTGACGGCCTGTGTGGTCGAATACCACGCAAAACCTCTGGTCCTGCATTCGTGTGGGGGACAGCAATCGCCGTGATGGATTTCACGACAAGACAGGCAACCGAATCTGGTAATGTATTGGTCGAGTTCCCCTCGCAACTTGCGTATTTCGGCATCGGATTTGCCCTGCTGCTCCAGCAATTTGAGTCGCTGCGCCCGGCGCTTCTTGAGGGCTTTCCTGAGCAAAACCAGCGTGCGCTTGATGGCCTTCAGTTTTTGCAACGTCATCGTGTCTTTTCTCCCTTGAGCGATGCACTGGTATTCGTGCGCCTCTCGGTCCTCAACGTCTGTCCTTCGCTCATCCACGAGGCCGCGAGCGCGGCCCCATGGGGAGGGAAGGGGCTAGGCCTGACCGAGGGGCAGATTTTGGAAGAACTCGCGCGGCGCGACCACCTTCCCGTTCGTGTCCAGGCCGATCCGGCTCCCGCACACGGCCGCCGGTACCTTCTGGCTGACCTCACAGGTGACGATGGCCACGTCGCACTCGGACGGGCGGGTGTCTTTGTCGAAGGAGATTGCGAGCTTGGCACCGACCTCGCCCTTGTAGTTCACGACGTTCCGGCGCTTGGCGTCGAAGATGACTCCCTGCACGCCGTGGGCGATATCCCGGACGGCCTTGCCGTTGTCGATGCTCATGACGATGTAGAGTTGATCCAGGTTGGCGTCATAGCTTTCATCCTCGGACAGACGCTTGATGTCGTTGAACCGTCTCAGGTCATCGAAGGCGTCGGCCAGTTCAAGGCGAAGCTTCCTGCACTCTTCCATGACCAGGGCCAAGGCAGCGCGGAGAGAGGCCAGCTCTCCGGTGATGCCCCGGAAGCCGCCCCAGGCCCTGGAGGTTTCCAGCGCCCACCAGTCGGCGCACTCGGGGTCCATGAACTCCACCGGATGGAAGACGTAGAACAGCGTGGGACCGTCCAGCCAGGGGCCTTCGCCGGGCTTGACCACCTCCGGCAGGGCGGAGACGCCGACCAGGCAGTCCTCGCAGCGCCGGTAGCCCGTTCCCACGAACGTGCCCTGGGCCACACCGCAGCAGTCGCATAGGAAGTCCAGCATGAGGGATATCGCCGTGGCTGCCAGGGCCTCGTCCTGCATGAACTTGGCCTGCACGGCCTGGCAGTCGTCGCACATGGGCTGGCCGTCGTCCTCGGGGTAGTGGTGGGCGGGCTGGCCGCAAGCGCACATGACCACGCCCGCGAGCTTGCGGCCGTAGGCCAAGGCCGCCTCGCAGGCCCGCTTGTTCCAGGAGCCGGGCTTGCCCCAGTCCTGCTTCCCGGCGTGCTCCACGGTGGCCTCGTAGACGTTGAGGGCCTTGAGCTTGGCTTCGACTTCGGCGCGCAGGGCCTCGATCTGCTCCTTGCTGGGCCTGCCCCGGCCCTGGACCACGGTCAGATGGCCCTGTTCCTGGGACTGGCCGTTATCAGCCTGTGCGGCGGGGAATGCGGTCACGTTGGTGTCCTCCTGTGGTGTGTGTTTTTCCCACCAAGCGGCGGGAGTGTTCCCGCCGCTTGGCGGGGCCGGGAGTGTTCCCGGCCCCGCCCTCGCCGTGCCTTGCCACGCCTTGCCCCGCCCTGCCTCGCCGCGCCGCGATAGAAAGATCAGGCCGCCTGGGGGCAGGCCTCGCGGTCCTTGCAGGACTCGCAGATTGAGCGGAGGACCCTCACGGGATTGCCTTCGCTGTCCATGCGGTTGGGGCAGGAGGTGGTGTTCTGGGCCGTGTCGGCCTTGGCCAGGGGCCTTGCGGGCTCGGCCTCGGGACGGGAAGGGAGGTCGATGACGGCCCCCTGGGGAGCCTGTTCCAGGGCATGGGCGACGGGCTGCTGGGCGCGGGCAGCCTCGGCGGCGGCGGCGACTCTGGACGCGTGGTCATCGGGACCTTCCTTGACGGTGAAGTCCACGTCCATGGATTCGGCCATGTCGAAGGTCTGCCTGGCTTCGGCGTCGGCCTGCTCGTCCAGGACCACGGCCCGCTGCATTTCCGGAGACAGGTTCATGTACTTGCAGAGTTTGCGAATAGCGGTCTTTTTCCAGGCTTCCTCAACCCACTTGTTCCAGAGGAAGCCCCTCTCGGCCGCCTTGCTGGCCCCCTTGCGCTTGTTCACCTCCGGCTCGGTCACGAACTCGAAGTGTCGGTGGCCGTCGTGGAACACGGCCACGGCGTAGGCCAGGACGGGCTGATTGTCCTTGGACTCCAGACGCAGATCAGCGGACCTGATGATGTCGAAGTCGTGGCGGATGGACCTGGCGTCTCCCAGGGTGATCTGCACATTCCCGGCTTCAACCTCTTTCTTGAAAACTACGTCGGCGTAGATGTTGGCGACCTGCCCGGAGCGGTACGCCAGCTGCATGAGGCCTTTGTACCCAGGAATGAGCGTGGCCTCGTTCTTGTAGGGGACCAGGTAGGCGAGCCCACGGCTGTCGATCTCCAGGCCCAGGCTGGCGGCCTCCAGGATGGCCCCGCCCAGGCTTTCCGGGGTGCAGTTCAGCAGGTCCCGGTTGCGCCGGATGGTGGTCAGGGCCAGCCTGGCCATTCGGTCGGCGTCCATGTGCTTGGGAAGGGCCATGCCCAGGGCGGTCCTGGCTTTGGCCAACATCGCAGCGATGGTGTTGCTGCGTGCGGCGAGAGAATTTTCGGCGGCCATCTGTCAGGCTCCTTGTCGCGCCCACGCCGGAAGCGTGAGGGTTTCGATGTTCTGGGAATAGGCAGGCCATTCGTCCCTGGACATGCATTCGGCCAGGTCCAGCAGTTCGCGCCGGTAGACCTCCCGGCCGCGCGCCGCGTCTTCCGGGGCCAGTTGGTAGACGGCGACCGCGTAGGGTGCGGCCTTTTCCACAGCCACGAAGAAAAACGGAGTGTCCGGCGGCAGGCCCAGGGTGTCCACGTACCAAGCCTGCTGGACGTGGTAGCGGTGCTTGGCGACCGCCTTTGCGAACCCGGCCGGGCTTGCGTCCTCGGCCGTCTTGAGGTCCAGGACGTAGCTCAGGCTGTCGAGCAGCTTGTCAGGGCGGGCCTTGGCCAGCACACCGCTGCGCTTGTCGGGATAGTTCCACCTGGAGGCCTCCACCGGACCGGGGATGTCCATGAGGTCGCGGGCGGACCTGTGCGCCCGCACTGATTTCATCATGCCCTCCAGCGCGGCGTGCTCTTCGGCGCTGACGATCTCGGCCCCGGATACCCGCTCCAGGAACTCGGCCCAGGCATCCTTGCCGGCCTTGGTGTTTTTGGCCGGCCCGTCGTAGACCGCGAGGCGACACAGGTCCGGCTCCAGCAGATACCGGTGAAAGATGCGCCCGAAGCGTAGGGCGGGTGTGCTGCGCTCGTCCTGCTCCAGGAAGGCCCGGTAGTGCGCAGGGGACCGGGCGAAGTGCTCAAGCCCGGACCTGGAGACGCCCGGGGCGGCCCTGTAGACCTCGTGGGGGACCACGATCAGGCCCCGGCCCACGAGGTCGGCCCCTGGCGGAAGAGTGTCGGGGGTGAACATCTCAGGCCGCCCGTCCGCTTCCGGCCCGGCTCAGGCTGCCCGGGTAGTCGATTCCCGCCCCGCGCCGCAGGTCCGCCGCGTGGGCCGCTTCGTCCGCGGCCGCTTCCATGGCCTCGCCGCTGGGGTCGAAACGGGTGCAGTGCCCGCTGGCGGCCGTCCGGCACGGCGCGAGCCCGTGGACCATGAGCGGGGTCAGGCGCAGAGCCTCGGTAATCTCCTCGCAGGTCCCGCAGAGGCCGTCCTTGCTCTCCCAGTGGGCGCAATCCGCGCAACGCGCTCCGATGACGCTCATCTCCCGCCCTCCTTCCCCCGGAACTGCTCCAGGGCCTGGGCCGCGATGCGGCCGAATCCGGGGAAGGCCCCGGCGCGTCCGGCGTAGGTGATGGTCAGGCCCTGGCGCGCCAGGTCTGCCACCGCCCCGGACACCTCATCGGGCTCGCACTCCAGGCGGAGGCGTTGCCCGTCCAGCAGGTAGACCACTCTGGTGACGGTCATTGGAGCAACCTGCCGATTTCGCGCTCGAAGGCCAGGAGGGCCAGGGCCATGATGCACACGGCCCCGTAGGCCCAGGTCAGGACCAGGTCCCAGTTGATTGCGGCGATGAGCTTGCGCATGTGTCTCCCCTCCCCCGTGCTTTCGGGCGGCCCTGGCCCAGGTTCCCAGGGCCGCCCCTACGTTGCCCACGATGGGCGTGCCCCTGCCGATCCGGTGCTTGCGGTGCGTGACGCGCCCGCAGCGCCCGGAAATTCGATCTTGCGGTCCTTGGTGAGGGCGGGAGTCTTGCCAACTCCCGCCCCGTGGCTTGTGCCTGACTTAAAGAATCGGGACTGACCATTCGCCAACCGAATGCGTTTGCCGACGGCGCAGGGGGCGATGCTCCCCTACAGAAGCCCGAGCCAGGCATCTCGGCAGCCACTCCGCGATCAGGATCAGCATTTTGTTTCTCCTGGTCACAGGTTGGGCCACCAAGGGCCGCAAGTCCGCAGCGCGAATTTTACGCCACGGAATCCAAGATCAGCTTCACCAGCGTCTCGGCCGGGATGTCGGTGCGGGTCCCGGCGGCCTGGGCCACGGCCTGGCGCACGCGCCAGTCCGCGTCGGCGGCCAGCTTCACCAGCGTCTCGGCCGGGATGTCGGTGCGGGTCCCGGCGGCCTGGGCC